CGGGCTGGGCGATTTTTATTACAAGAATATACTTTTGAGGATAGTATTTTGAGATATAATTTGGGGATACACTCATTTATGTTTCATTTTCATAAATCTTTAAATCATAAGATATTCTTAAAACTTTCAAAAACATGAGGTATACTTAGGCGATACTCTTGTATGTTTCATATTAAATTATGAGATATGACTTGGGGAAGTACTTATTTATGTTTCATTTTTAAAAAGCCCAAAACACAACAATATTTTTCTTATTTTTAAGGAATAGATTTTTAGTTTTAACTATAAGATATTTTTTGGTTTACTCTTCCAAAATATAATTAAACGATGTCACAAGTTGAAACTAATCCCTTACTAAATGCCCCGAAAGTTACTTTGAATAATAATCAAGAAATTTTAACACTAGATGGAGTTCAAGTTTTGTTAAATAATTTGAATCCTTTTGTTAGAAAGGTTGCAAAATTTACTTCACAGCAACCAAATTTTATAAGTTTAGCTGCAATGGAAAAAGTTTTATTAAATTTTGATTGGAGAACAGTAGCTTTGTCTGGTTCTACAATTTTGAGATATCCTATTGATTTAGATTTGTTTAAACGTTTGGGTGATATTTCTTCTAAATATCAATCTTTTGCACAATTAGATTCAGTTTTTCTTAGTATCAAACGTAGTGATAATGCATTTTATGCTGGTCTTTTGATGGCCGTTTATTTTCCTTACCCTTCAGAAGATTATTTACAAACATTTTTCGGTATTACAGTTACACATCAACATCTTTGGCAACTTCCAAAAGTTTTAATTTCTCCTAAATCTTCTGATGATATTAATTTAATAATAAACAATACTTGGCCTTTTGAATTCGTACCGTGGAAAGTAGCAAATAATTTTGCTAGAATTGATTCTTATAAAATGGGATATTTGTATATTGCAGTTGTCTCGCCTTTAACAACTCTTGCTCCACGCAATAGTTTAAATTACAGGTTGTCTGGCAAACTTATTAATTTGCAAACTAATCAAACAATAACATGAATTCTACTACTGTAACTTCATTTAATTGGATGAAAGATCCAAATTATGCTTCGACTGTTTCTAGTAATGAAAGTGTTGCTTCATTCGACACACTTGATTCTGTTTCTTTTTCATCTGAAGGTTTTTCTGAGAATGCAATGATTAATTCTGTTGAAGGTGAGTCGGTGTCTGTGTCAATTGGAGAATATTCCAGTGTTTTTGCAATGCCTGCGAGTCTTGCTATTAATTATTTTAATAGTTCAACTGCTGAAGAAGAGAACGCTTCAATAAAAGAGGGAGTTGGCTTATCTGGTCATTCTCAGCAATATAACGCGCAGTCTGAACTTGACAACGTTCATGCAACTAATGCAACATTGATTGAATCTGGTTTGATAATTGGAGGAGCTTTAATAGGCGATATTCCCGGTTTGGCAATAGGAGCGGTAGGAGCAGCAGTTTATGATGCCCTTTCTTCACCTGATATTGCTCAAGTTCCAACTGATACTGGCTCTACGATTCCAGCAACACAAGATATTTTATAATGAATTTAGTCGATTCAACAACACAACCACTTCCACCTTTAGGTGGAACAACTCCGACAGTTCCTTTAAGTATTGAAGCCACCTTAACTCATGGCACATTAGCAGAAAATATACCAGAGTCTGATGAACATCCTTTTGAATATCCATTTGGTATTTTTCTAAATAGCACGGAAATTTCACATAATAATACATCTGGCACAGAATTATTTAAATTTGAAAGTAGAGGTTTTTTATCCCACTTAAATTTACTTCAAACATTTGATGCTGAATATGGTAGGGTTAATGGATTTATGCCTTGGAGTTTATTAAAAGCTTTTTATTCCAAGACTGTGAGAATGGAGTATTTTGTTAGATTTATTCCAGTGAAAGTAGCCGATTGTAGAGCAAGAATTGATATTATTAGTAGATTTGATGGAACAACAGCTGAATATGAAACCAAAGCATATCAACAACCAAATGTTCATTTTAATTTAGATGATCCATCTGATCAAATTGATTTTTGTTTTCCTCAAGTTTATGTTTCAAATACTGTTCCTACAGATAAAATAAATATGGATGGTGCACCACAATATTCATACTTGATGCCAAAAACTTGTTCAACAGCAATTTTAACAACTCCGTATACACCAAATAGTATACAACCAACAACCATGAAATTGCTAGCAATTGTTTATCCTCTTGCTCTTGATGCACAAGCAATCACCGTCAAACGAACAATTTTAGCTGCTGATGGAGCAGTACAAATGTTAAAACCGTATTTTCTCTAAATGGAAACAGCCCCTTCAAATATTTTAAATGTTAATCCGTTAGTTACTCAAACACCAGGTGCTCCAGATGCAATTGGAGTACAAGAAATTTCAGATGCAGATTTTAAAAGGTTTATTTTTTCAGGATATGTAGTTCATATTCCGGTTCCAACTGCAAAAACAACTTCGCATGCTTGGTTTGCCATAAATTTAGAAGGATTTATTCCAGCCTGGAACTCTCGTAAGTATTATCAATGGCTTATGAATCATTCGCCTGTTCAAATAACAGGAGATGGTAAGAATATTTCGGATTTGAAAATAACCAAGGAAATGATAGCACCACCGATCATTCACAGTTATTTGTCAAATAGGTTTATGTCTGGGCAGGTTGGTGTTGGAATAAGAATTACATCACAGACTAGTCAAGCAGGAACATTTGAGGTAACTCAAACTGTTGCAAGTGTCCGTAAGTTTGTAAAATCAGGAGAAAGATATGAAGGATTGAGATTCTTGAATGCTTCAACTAATGGAAATGATTACATGGTTAATGGATTTGCTTTGATTGATTTGAGTCTTAATCGACAATTTTCAATAACTGGTTTAAAAAGATCTTTAAACAAAATGATTGATTTTCCGTTTAAGTGGAAGCATACTGTAGGTGATACAACATCCGAAGAAGATTTTGTCGCACAAATGTTTCCTGAAGATTGGTTTTTGTTAACACCTAGAACTTCTCTTGAAAATAATGTACCAAATACAGTTCATTTTTCTATTTACTTTGATTATTCACAATGTCAATTTTATCAACCTTTAATTCCAATAATTCCTTTAAATCCTATTAGCTTGAGTATGCAAATTTTGGATGTTTCAAAATCAATTAATGACAAAGGTATACATGAAGAAACATATGAATGGTTATCATCCGGCACAGTTTTAAAGGGCAATCATTATCATGCACGTGTTCTGCAAATCAAGAATAAAGGTCATGATGAGATTGTTGCTTTAGAAAAGAAACAATTAGAATGAAGAATAATTTATCTATTAATATTGTCGATAAAATCCGTTTGTTTTTTGGAGTAATGTTTTTAACTCTTTCAATTTTAATGTTTTGGTCAAATGACACTTTAATTTATTTTTATAGAAAAATTAGAAATATTCCCAGTAAGAAGGAAGTTTCTGAAAAATTAAATTCATCATTGTCTAATACTTTAGATAACGTCGTTAAATGGTATAAGGAAGAGTAATAGTGGTACCCATATGGTCACTTTAAAAAGGAAATATAAAACTCGTTTCTGAACGGGGTTATAAAGAGATAAAATGTAATATTTACTGGAGGTTGGATGTATTCGCCTCAGAATGAAAATCACCCCCTCTTCATTTTTCCCAGAGGTAAGTATTTTCATTTTATCAATTTATAATGTATAAAAATTTTAGCTTGTAATTTAAGGTTCTAATTTTGGGAGTTTTTATTAGTACTGCTTAATGTAACTTATTGGATACTTCGGAAAATACTTGGGTCAAGGGAGTAGTAGCCCTCCAAGCTTCGCTCGAAAGGCGCGTTGCGTTCCTTTATTTTGTATTTTGTGAGAAAGTTCTAACAATCTTAAGAAGAATAACAGTTGATTTCTTTTAAAATCCTTAGAAGTTGGCTCCCACTGCGACATAAATCTAGCAATTTTGTGTCTCGTTGGAACATCGATGAGGTGGGTATGCTTTAGGCATACAAAAACGACTCGGTTGGTACTCCGTTAAAAGTCCAAACCCCCCTCTTTTTATGGTGACAACAATAATTGATTTCAGAATGCGTTATACACAAATTAGAAATTCCCCTTATTTATATACCAAACACGAAATGTGTGGTCCAACCACAAATTTGGAAAATTATATTAATTTAGCGAAAATGAATGTGTCTTATGAGTACGATCAAGCATCCGATTTTATTAATTATTATTATAGGAAGAACGGAATTAGAGTCATTAATAATAATGGTTCAAAATTTTTATTAATCGTTGATGATGAAGATGAGAATGGATGTGATGATTCGTATTTGTTACATATGATGTTGGATAATTTTTCAAAGTTTGAGGTAAAATCTCAAAATGAGAATTTTACACCTTTCATAATAACAGAAAGTTTATTATCATACTTGATCACTGCTAATGTTTTGGAAGTAGAGTGGAACTTGTTTGAAGATTTACCTGAAGAAATATTTGAACTCGAACTGGATATAATTAACACGCAAGGTGAATATCATGTTTTCTTTGGCAAACAAAATCATCAATATGTGAGATTAGGCGAAGATATTGAAATTAAAGGAAATGTGATATATTTACCTATGCCCGATCTAACACAATGCGGAGATGTTGAAAGTAATCCTGGTCCATCGATTTCAATAGATCGAAAATTGATTGAATCAATCAAATATGATGGAAATAGGCAGATAATATTGAAGACATCAACAGGCAAAGTTCTAATGGCTGAATCAGGAAAATATAAAGAGACTGAAAAATCTATAGTCTTGGAAACAGCGACCGAACAAGAGATCATGCAGATCCAACAATCATTGGCTTTAATACCACGGGAGAAATCGGAAAATTATCGTTATAAAAATGTACAAACACGACGAATTACTGGTAATATGCGTAATTTTAACCCATCTTTGCGAATTATTTTAAAAATCCAAAAACATTTACATGGAATTTGGCCAGTTGAAGAATCTGAAGGAGTTTTTGGTGTTATTCAAAAGACATTTATAATACCACAAAATTTGATTCGTGTGAAATTTGGAAAGATTTGGTATGGACATAATAATATAAACTCGACTTTAGTGAATGAGATTCTTGCTTCTGTTAGAAATCAAGAAATGACTGATGAACAACTATTTGAATTTTCGATACGATTAACAACAGTCGAGATGTTATCACGCAAACAAGGAATAAATTATATGGAAATAATGGCAGATTTCTATAATACTTTTCGAAGAAATATTCAATTGTTAAATAAACAAATAACAATTAATAAGTTTTCTGATGCTTTGAAATATTTTTATGATAATGAGGCCTGGATACCATCACGTGGAGAGATTTTTGGTAATCCTATTGAATTATTTTCTTATAGGAACAGAAATTATCCTCAAGAACATCTGAGTTATGATGCTGTTACATCGGAAGTTGGAGAATTTAAGATTCCCGATAACAGAGAAGAGATGATTAAATGCTTGAGACATGGAATATTGAGAAGTCAAACAAAGATTATTGACAACAGATGGAGTTTTCAACAAGAAGAAATACCATTTAAATTTGTTGAATATGAAGCTGATTTGAATATAATCGAGAAATTTGTTGCTGATTTTATTGACAATCGTATATATCAAGGAAGTATTATGGAATCAATGCTTGTCGCTTTGGAAAAAGTTGAAGGACCTGAATTTTGGATTATTGCTGAAAAATTGACAAAAATGACGTTTTTGCAGAATTATAATGATTTTTATATGAGATCTTATAAAATGGCTCGATCAAAAATTGATGTTAAAGATATAAAAAGTATGAACAATGGAGATTTGATATCTAAGATTCATTTGTTCCCAACAGAAAGAACTATGCTTTTTAGGATGCAACTTGAATTTCAGCGATGGACAAGGGTTTTTGGATCACATTCAATAAAACCCATATATAGATCATTCGCTTCTCTGAAAGATTTAATATATCATAGAAATTCATTTGCTGAAAAATCCATGGGACTTTGGAGTGACATCAAAGGAAAAGTATCTGCATGCAAAGATGTAATTGGAACATTAACTGAGACAAAAGATACGCTGAAAGAAGTTAATGATTTTTGGAATACACATAAGACGACTGTTCAAAAATATCTTGGCGTATCAGATAATTTGAACTTTTCAAACTTTAGATCTACATATACATCAATCATTGAAATTGTAAATGTGATTTTTAGAGATCTTGTTCACAAAATCGGAGAATGGATTGGAATTGATGTACAAACGAATATAGATGGAACAACAGCTTTCATGTATTACATATTGTGGATGAATACAGACAATTTTGCGATACGATATGGAATAATTCTTGATATTTTAACACGTCTTGGAATTTTTGATCTAGTCATTAAAGCAGTTCGTTCATTATATACATTAATAATGGGAGAACATGAGTCCGCTGGGGATTTTGATGAAGTTTTCAAACAAATGAATGATGAGATCAATGAGAAGGAAACAGTTTTTACTGTAGTTCGTGCTGAAATAAAACCTGAGGATGACATAAATATGTTCGAGAAAATGTTGGGATTCCTACAAAGAGGGAGTACAAAATTCATTGGATTGGCTGTTGTTGCCTTGATGACTGCAATGGGAATCAAATATTCGGTCAGTAAGAAAGATCAGGACACTTTTGGAATCAATATAGTGAGTGCTTTTAAGAACATTTCAATATTATCAGCTGGATTGGCAGCAATGCCAAAAATTTATGAAACGATATTGATAATATTTAATGGTGTTGTCGATACAGTTCGTGGTATAGCTGATAAAAACTACAAGACTAAGATCAATGTAGAAGAAGATTTAAAGAAATGGCTTAAAGGTACATACTATTTTGTTGGAAATATTGATTATGTTCTCGTGCATAAACCTGAAATAGCACTGGATTATATGAAAATGAGAAAACTTGGATTGGAAATTCTAAAGAATATTGACAAACTTTGCAGAGATTCTAGAATTATATTTCAATCTAGATGGCGTGACTTTGATTTATTGCATGAAAAAATTCGCACAGCAATTGGCTTTGCTTATGCTGGGCCAGAAATGATACATATTTGCTTGTCAGGAACAGCTGGTGCAGGAAAAACAGATTCAAACTCTGCTCTCAGAAAAGCAGCTGAAAAAGGATTGCAAAGAGCACGAAATAAGATCAAAAAGAAGATTTCTGATGACGAAGAAGAAGCGACAGTTCATCCTGTTCCTTATTATATGAATGAGACATTGCGACATATGGATGGATATAATGGAAATGATGTATTGGTGCTCGACGATAGTAATTTATTTTCAAACCCTGATCAGGTCGCAGTAATAACACAATTATTAATGATATCAGGAAATCCTACGATTGCACAGATGGCAAATTTGTCTGAAAAAGGGCGTTTAATATCAGCCTTAATTATGATTTCTAATACGAACACGCCATATCCCAAAATTGAAAAATTTAATTGTGATCAAGCACTCTGGAGAAGACGTTTATTAATCAATACCGAATTACGTGAAGGTGTTGAAACTTCGAAAGGATCAAGTTTAAATGAGAAGATTGACAACTGGTGCGCCTTAAATAAGAAGAGCAGAACTCAATGTGAACATCTCCAATATTCCATTTTAGTATCAACAGATGAGACAGGAACAACCTTGCAATGTGGAACAAGAAAAATGGAAAGTATGACATTGGAAGAAATATCAACTTTTGTGGATTTGTATACCGAAAAACATTTCTTGACGCAATTCAATAGAGGAGTGGAACGAGATGGCATCAATCATTTAATTGGTGAATATTTTCGAATTATAATGAATAAAGCTGATAAAACTGATGAAAATATTTCTTTGGATACGATTGTTCAAACTCTTGAGACATATTCAAAAGGTTCCGATGAAGAAATTGATAGAATTCCACTAATAGAACTTCTTAAGAATGAACCCAATATCAAAATTAATCATTCTGATTTAAGAAAAGATTTTGAGAATGTAGCGCAGGTTGCTAGATGTTTGACAAAGACAAAACCAGACAATGATGTGATGAATTTAATAAATGGCCAGAAATCTATGAAGCGATTTATTCCTTATGTTTTGCATGTTTCGAATGGAGTATATAAGGCTGTACCTAGTAAAGAACCAAGTATAGTCTTAGAAGGAAATATAAAAACTGAATTTCTTGAATTCAAAGAAGATGGAGTTTGTCAACTTGTATATCGCGGACCTGAACCAACCATAACAGAATCAATGGTTCTTTTAGGATTTTTAGCTGACAATTTTGATAGAGGCAAGGAGTATCTTCAAGCAAAGTTGAAGAAATATGAAAGAATTCGAAAAGATGAGCCTTTTTATACAGAGCTTAAAACTGAAATTAGATTGGCTTATACTCATACTATTCAATATATAAGTCAAATTGGAAGAACAATAAAAAATTTCATTTTGGATTATATTTCAGTTCCTCTTTTACATGGTTTCGTTGTGGCAATTGCTCTAATTGGCATGTTCTTTTCATGTGCCATGATAGGACAATTGCTTTCTCCAAAATTATCAAATCAATATTATAAAGATCAGAAGAAGCCTCTGGCTAAAGAACCAGTCCATTCAAAAGGAGTTTATAACATCGATATTGAAGACAAAGTTGGAACATCTGTTTCGAGAGTATACACTCACAATACCACATTTATTATAACAGGATATGAAGGAAATTTGTGGTTAACAAATTGGCATTGTGTTGAAGAAATTAAAACTCCAACTAATATCATAATTGGAGACAATCGCACTGAAAAGACAAAATCGTACGTTTTATATCCAAAAGATATAAAGAAGATAAAAGGACATGACTTGGCATTAATCAATCTTGCAAATCATCGACCAACAAAATCATTAAGCAAGAATTGGGTGACGAAAGAAGATGTTGAGGAAGCAGACATGAATTTCAGAACAACTAAATGCAAAGCTGTAATAATGAGAGATGAAGATTCTAGAACTATCTTATCTGAAACGAAAGAAGGTAGGAGAATTTTTGCAGACTGTGAGTATGAAAGTTTATGGTTTGCATCTGCGACAAATGAGAATAAATTTGTAATGAATTTCAATAGTCCAGCTCGTTTGGGAGATTCAGGATCTCCAGTTATACATGATAATGAGAGATTACACGGAAAGGTTTTAGGCTTGATAACAAGAACGAATCATGATTTGGGTTATGCTCAAGTTGTTATAGCATCAAAGCAAGATATAGATGAGGTAGCCAAAACATTTGATTTTAAAGCAAGAATTGTAACAACATCGTTGGAAACACCTGAAATGCCGAATCATCCTATTCATTCAGTTTTTAAATATGGACAAGTCGTAAAGGAATCCCCTTATCCAAATCAGGCAGTATCATTTTTGCCGGGATTCATAAAATCACCGATTCATGGAACTTTTCCAGTAGAAACACAACCAGCAATTCAACATGGCAATGACGACAGAATAATTCCAGGGAGTCGTCATCATTTGGAAGTTTCATTGAATAAGACAGCTGGCTTTAAGTCAGCAAAATTCACACATCAAGAGAAAGAATGGATGGAAAAGTATCTGTATAAAGTTTATCATAGATATTTTTCGTTGAGACATTTGCGCCTTTATACAACAGCACAAGCAATAACCGGGATAAAAGCACCTGGTAGTAAATCGATTGAAGTGAATACTTGTGCAGGATTACCATACAAATGTAATAAAGGAGTGATTGGAAAGAAACCGTATATAACGGTAGCCCCGGATGGAACATGGAAAATTCAACAATCTGTTTTCGATGATGTTAGATATTACGAGGAATATTATTCAAATTTAAGAGTTCCTCCGAATGTCAAAGTTGAATTTCGAAAACATGAGCTCGTAGGTGAAAATAAGATCATCGAGCCAAAAACACGAACAGTCGGAATGGGCAATTTTATTCACCAAATTGTCTATAACAAATTCACAAAGGATCTATTCCTTAGATGTAAAACCATCTGGGAAGAAGGAAAGTCATCACCCTTCGCATTAGGAGTAGATCCAGAGCGCCATTGGCATCAAATTGCCGAACATTTGAAATATCATGATTATGTATGCGATTTCGACGTCAAAGCCTGGGAAGAAAAAGTTGATCAAACTTTGTTGCAAATGACAACAAATGTGAAGCTGCGTATATTAAAAGAATCTATGCAAGCAGATGGATTGAAGTTTGATCCAGCAATTGAACGTATTGCACATGGATTGGTAGTCGATTTTATTCATGCTGATGTGCAGTATGAAGATTTTGTTTATGAAAAGAAATCTGGATTATTATCTGGACACCCCGGCACATTTATGGAAAATACTGAAATTCATGAAATGATTTTAGCATTGGCTGTAAAACGCGTAATGGAGATTAATTGTCCTTCATACGTGTCAATTCCATATATTATGGATAATATAAGATCAATTAAAGCAGCAGATGACATTGTGGTAGCAATTTCGCCACAAGCAAGGAAATGGATAACATTCGAGGAAATAGTTAAAGAATATAATAATATTGGATATGAATTGACCGCCCCCGATAAATCCGAAAAAATTAGCGCAAAGAGCCTGTTCGAGGCTCAGTTCTTAAAACACAAATTCATTAAAAGAGAATTTGAAATTCAAGCGCTACCAAATGAAAGTATGATTTATCAGCTCACAAATTGGATAAGAACGAATTCCAACAAAGCAAACGATCAGACAAGATCGCAATTTAATGTAAATTGCGAGGCGTCAATTCGTTTTGCATTTTGGCATGGAGAAGAATTTTACGAAGCTTTTGTTAAGAAATTGAATCATGAGCTTAGTAAGAGAGACATTTCATGGAAATGGGAATATGACTATCAAGAAATGATAGTAATTATGAAAAGAAGCATGGACGAAAGTAGGCAAGATGCCATGCGTATTCCTGTGAATGAAAAAGTCTCCGAAGAATTCTATGAAGATTGGATGAATTGAAAGTTTTGCGGTGCAAGAATCGGTTTCTTCAAATACAATATTCATTATATTCATTAATTATGTAAGACGTTTTAGTATTTTTACTCTATATAATCATTGATAATTCATAAATTCTTTACCTACATAACCATTTTATTGTATATTGGATGACATTATTAATCTAATAAAATTTAATATCTTTTTATTTTATATATATTGGATGTTTTATACACTTAGCAAATTTTCTTATAAAGTTTGCCGTATCCAATGTGTTTTGTTTCGAAACATTGGCTTAGTATA